CACTGCCTGAGGACGCCCCTGAGGGGGCTAAGGCTCTTGCGCAGTGGCTCACCCTAGAAGGACGTAGAAGCAGCCTTGTGGAGTGGATTAACCAAGTCAGAGGGGATTCTCGTATCCACGGTAGGATACAACACATAGGTGCTTGGACGGGAAGATGCGCCCACAAAGATCCTAACACCGCCAACATATCCTCACCCTTCCACGGCACTCCTAAGTCTGCCGTTGACGAGGTTAAGAAGCAGTATGATGTTCACCTACGTGCTTGCTGGACTGTCCCCTCTGGCTCATGGCTTGTGGGTACGGATGCAGATGGCATTCAGTTACGGGTACTTGCCGATTACCTATGGCGACATTTTGACGCAGATCAATATGCGCAGGCTATCATGGAGGGAAAGAAAGAGAATGAGACTGACATTCACAACCTCAACAAGAATGCATTGGCTGTACCAAATGGCACACGGGACATGGCCAAGACGTTCATCTATGCTTGGCTTCTAGGGGCAGGTGTAGCTAAGACAGGTCAGATACTCAACGTCAGCATCAGGGAAGCACAGGCTGCTCGTACTCGTTTTGAGTCCAGCATTGATGGCCTGTATAACCTCAAGAACAAACTTGTCCCATATGTAGCAGAGAGAGGCTACTTCACTGGATACGATGGCCGTAAGGTTCCTGTACCTAGTGAGCATAAAACTCTGGCAGGTATCCTGCAGAGTGGTGAGTCTATTCTTATGAAGCACAGCCTTTTGAAGTGGCATGACGTTGCACGTAAGGAAGGCATAAAGTTTAAGATGGTTGGCTTCATCCATGACGAGTACCAAGTTGAGGTTACTGGCACTAAGGAAGAGGCTGAACATCTAGGAAAGATCCAAGCTCAGTGTATGCTAGAGGTTGGTCAAGAGCTGGGGTTTAAGATACCTACCCCTGGATCTTACGACATAGGAAAAAATTGGGCAGAGACCCATTGACAACCTTATGTCGTACTACTATGTACTACAACAGAAACAAAGGAGGCTATTATGCCAGCAACAAATATTGACGTTAAAGGTAAGATCGAATGGGCAAAAGTATTTGAGTCCAACCGTGATCGTGCCGAATGGAATGTAGAGACTGACGGTGAATACAAAGTAACCGTCATTACTGACAAAGCTACAGCTAAAAGTCTTACAGACGCAGGCTGCATGAAGAAGATTGTGGAAGTAGACGGTGGATTCAAGGTTACCTTCTCACGTCCTCACACTGGTATGCAGGACTGGATGGGTGGCGCACCTATCGTAGCTGATAAATCTGGTAAGACTTGGGATCTAGAATCCAAAGGTCTTATTGGTAACGGAAGTGAAGGTATCGTTAAGGTAGAGGTTTACCCTACCCGTACAGGACGTACCGGAACCCGACTTCTTGGGCTTCAAGTCCTTGATCACGTAGTCTATGAATCAGAAGGTGGTCCTTCCCAGTCACGTTCAATGTTCAAAGACTACTCCTCTGAGTCTGATTCTCCTGCCTCCTCCTCCCAACTTGAGTCAGATTCAATCCCCTTCTAGGTTTCCTGTTCCTTTCCCTAGAAGACATTGCCCTCACCCTTAGGGGTGGGGGTTTTTAACAACAGGAGGTAAACATGGCAGACATCAAGACACTCGTGAAAGACATGGAAGATACAATCTTGGGCTTGAACGGGTGGGATAACCTCGTAGGCAGTGAGATGGGAAAAGAGATTGCGGTAACAGCAGCCAAGCGTTTCTCTGCCCCCAGTAAGCCACGTGGGTATCTCTCCTTTTCCTCCATTGGAAGCCCTTGTAAAAGGAAGCTGTGGTATAAGATAAACCACCCTACAGTTGCAAAACCATTGGCACCATCTGACCTACTAAAGTTCTTCTATGGTGACATGATTGAGGAGCTTATCTTAGCAATCGTTAAGGTGTCTGGGCACTCTGTCACAGGCTCTCAAGACCGTATGTATATCGGTGGTCTAGCTGGTCACAGAGATGCAGTCATTGACGGTATGACTGTAGACGTTAAGTCTGCTTCACCATACTCATTCAAGAAGTTTGCTGATGGTAGCTTACGTGACCAAGATCCGTTTGGGTACATTAGTCAGCTTAGTTCCTACGTCTATGCTGCAAAAGACGATCCACTTGTAACCAACAAGACACATGGTGCTTTCCTTGTTGTTGACAAGGTAGGTGGTCACATTTGCTTGGACGTTTACGACTTCTCAGAGGAGATGGACCGTAAAGAGAAAGAGGTTGAGCAAGTCAAAGAGATGGTTAAGGGTGACATACCTGACCGTGGATTTGATCCGGTACCTCAGTCCAAGACTAGCCCTAACATGAAGCTACACCCATCTTGTGGCTTCTGTGAGTTCAACAAGAAGTGTTGGCCTGAGGCCAGACGGTTTGTCTACAAGACAGGTGATGTTCTCCTGACTGATGTAGTCAACACCCCTAATGTTCCTGAGGATTTTACCTACAATGAACAGAAAGAGGTTTAATGCAGCAGCCCTCAAGGCTGGATATAGATCTGGCTTTGAGGATGATGTAGCAAAAGAACTAAAGTCTAAAGGTGTTGAGTTCACCTATGAGAAAGAAAAGATCAAGTGGGTAGATCTTAAGGTCAGGACTTACACTCCTGACTTTGTTCTTGGTAATGGTATTATAATTGAGACCAAGGGACGGTTTGTAGCTAACGACAGACGCAAACACAAAGAAATCAAGAAGCAGTTTCCTGATCTTGATATCCGATTCGTATTTTATAACAGCAGATCAAAGCTTTACAAGGGTGCTAAGTCTTCCTACGCAGACTGGTGTGACAAGTACGGTTTTAAGTATGCAGACAAATCAATTCCAGATGCTTGGCTGCAGGAATAATTCTTGACGTGAGCATTTTAGACTATATAACTTGGAGGTTCCTGTGTTGTTTGAAGTGACGATGCTTGTTAGGTTAGACCCAAAGGCAAATTACATTGCCTCTGACAGCGTAGAACTGAGCCTTGGTGATATTATCCAGGATATTCTGTATGACCTAGACGATATTGAAGTAATAGAAGTAGAGGTGAAAAGAAATGATAAGTGAGAAAGACCTAGAAGGTATGGGTTATTTTGAGATGTTTAGTGGTAGTCCACAGTACAGCAAGACACTCATAGATTACTCTAAGTGGGTTGAGAAGAAGATGCTGACCCACGGTCATGATAGGCTAGTAGAGAATACTCTAGGCCTTGTCGGTGAGGCAGGTGAGGTAGCTGAGAAGATCAAGAAGAAGATCAGAGATGGCGAGAAGGTTACCTCTGACGAAATCATTAAAGAGTTAGGTGATGTTCTATTCTATACAACGGCCCTAGCAAACTATTTCCTGTCTGATATAGGCGTTGTCATGGAAATGAATATTACTAAGTTAGACGACAGAGAAAAACGAGGAACACTGAAAGGTTCGGGAGATAACAGATGAACAATCAACTACCAACAGACTACCAAGCATTCATTCACAAGTCACGTTACGCCAGATACTTTGACGGCAAGGGGCGTGAATCCTTTGATGAAACAGTAGACCGCTACATGGAAAACCTGGTGTACCCTGTCGCAGGTAAGGACAGTTATACCAAGGATATTGCAGACGCCATCCGCAACCTAGAAGTAATGCCTTCTATGAGGGCGTTGATGACAGCAGGTCCAGCCCTAGATCGGGATAATACAGCTGGTTACAATTGCAGCTACTTGCCTGTAGACGATCTCAAGTCATTTGATGAAGCCATGTTCATCTTGCTTTGTGGTACAGGAGTTGGGTTCTCTGTCGAGAGACAGTTCATCAACAAGCTGCCAGAAGTTCCTGAGTTGTTCGATAGTGAGTCTATCATTGTCGTTAAGGACAGTAAGGAAGGGTGGGCTAAGGCACTCCGTCAAGTTATTGCACTCCTGTATAGTGGTGAAATTCCTAAGTGGGATGTCTCTCGTGTACGCCCTGCAGGTGCAAGACTTAAGACATTTGGGGGAAGAGCTTCTGGTCCAGCTCCACTTGTTGATCTATTTAACTTTGTTATCCATACATTCAAAGAGGCTCAAGGCCGTAAGTTATCCTCTATTGAGTGTCACGACATCATGTGTAAGATTGGCGAGGTGGTTGTCGTAGGGGGCGTGAGGCGCTCAGCGATGATCAGTTTGTCAAATTTGTCAGATGATCGTATGCGTCACGCCAAGTCAGGGGACTGGTGGTTGACTGAAGGTCAACGTGGATTAGCTAACAACTCCGTTGCTTATTCTAAGAAGCCAGACAGCTTATCTTTCATGCGTGAGTGGATGGCCCTGATTGAGTCTAAGTCTGGTGAACGTGGTATCTTCAACCGTGAGGCTTCCAAGAAGCAAGCAGCTAAGAATGGTAGACGTGATTCAAGCTACGAGTTCGGTACAAACCCTTGTTCTGAAATAATTTTACGTCCGTATCAATTTTGCAACTTAACGGAAGTAGTTGTACGTGCCACTGATACTCTTGAAACACTTGGTAAGAAGGTTCGTCTGGCTACCATCTTAGGTACCATTCAATCTTCTCACACGAAGTTCCCTTATCTTCGTAAGATATGGCAACGGAATACAGAAGAAGAACGTTTACTTGGTGTCAGCCTTACAGGCATTATGGATAATCCATTAATGACAACAAAGAACAAAGGATTGGAGAAGACCCTTGAACATCTTAAAGCTATTGCCGTTTCTACAAATGCTGAGTGGGCTGAACGCCTTAATATCCCTGTGTCTACTGCTATCACTTGCGTCAAACCTAGTGGCACTGTCTCCCAGCTTGTTGACTCTGCTAGTGGTATTCATGCTCGTCACTCAGAGTATTACATTCGTACTGTGCGTGGTGACAACAAAGACCCACTGACGCAGTTCATGGTTGACCAAGGTATCCCTAATGAACCTGATGTGTCTAAGCCTGACTCTACTACAGTATTTAGCTTTCCTATGAAGGCACCTGAGGGTGCTATTGTCACCTCAGATTTAACCGCCATTGAGCAGCTGGAGATGTGGTTGGCATACCAAAGATCATGGTGTGAGCACAAACCATCGGTGACTATAAATGTTCGCAGTTCTGAATGGTTTTCTGTAGGTGCCTTTGTGTACGAACACTTTGACGAAATGTCTGGTGTCTCATTCTTGCCATACAATGAACACACTTATCAGCAAGCCCCTTACCAAGAGGTAGGTAAGAGTGAGTATCAAGAGCTTCTGGAGATTATGCCATCCTCTATTGACTGGTCACTTCTTTCAGATTATGAATCAGAAGATAACACAGCTGGAAGTCAGACACTTGCTTGTTCTGGCGATAGCTGCGAGATCGTAGACTTAGTGTAAGAGACACACCACCCCTAGCTCAACTGGATAGAGCAACGGTCTTCTAAACCGTAGGTTGCAGGTTCAAGTCCTGCGGGGTGGACCACATACTAACAGACATCGGAGGATAGTCGTGAGTAAACAAGAGAAGAAAAAACAGTTAGGCATGGACCCAGGAACAGCCAGCCACAGACTAGTAAAAGACTTACTGTGGGACTTTATAGTTAAGAGTGGCCAAGACTTTTGCTTTCAGTGTGGTGCTCAAATGGAGAGAGATGACTTCTCAATAGAACACAAAGAACCTTGGCTACACAGTGAAGATCCATTAGGCCTATTCTTTGACTTAGATAACATTTCTTTTTCACACCATTCTTGTAATTGCGCTGCCTCTAGGGGTAGCCCTAAGATATACGTTGATGAGAAGGCCAGGAATAGAGCACGTGATCATAGAAAATACTGGTCTAAGTCACCAGAAGTTAGGCGACAGAAAAGAAGAGAGAAGTACCTTCGTACAGGAACATAGGGGTTAGTATGTACACAATAATTTCGAGAGAGCAGTGCAACTTCTGTGATCTAGCTAAAGTAATGATGGGCAACAAGGGTATTAGTTACGTAGAATATAACGTACACTCTACTAGCTCTAAGTGGGTTTTAACCTTGCTAAAGAAAACAAATCTTACTACAGTACCTCAAATCTTCGATGAATCTGGTAAACTAATCGGAGGTTACACTGAACTTAAGGAGCACCTGTTAAATGCAAGTACACACCCGTAGATTCCGTAAAGACGTATATGATAAGGTAAACGAGCCTTCCAAACAAGCCTTGATTAAATTCCTTGAGAAGGAAGGTCACGAGATCGTATCACAGAAGGAAGACTACTTTGCTGATGTAGTCTCCACGAAGGATGGTCAGACCTTTTATCACGAGGTTGAACGTAAGGCACAGTGGTCAGGGGATTGGCCTACATGGTGGGCTGAGGTTCGTATCCCTGGACGTAAGAGGCGCTTGGTTCAGAAGTATCAGGACAATCTAGAGAACCTATCCTTCTTTGTTGTTAATAAAACGTATGACAAGGCATGGAAGATTAAAGGCACTCAGATGACAGATGACTGTATTAAAAAGCCTAGTGGGCCTAATTACAGAATGCCAGAGAATGAAACCTTTTTTCACATTCCTTATACAGAAGCTGAGCTAGTTACTCTATGATTGGTACTGACACTATTGAAAAGCCAAAGAGAACTAGGCGCAAGACTACCTACAAGGGTGCATCTGACCGGAAGACATCCGGTCTAGTGCCCCGCACTACCAAGCAGAAGGATTTTATAGATGCGTTATCATCATCGAATCAAGTATTTGTTCTTGGTCCAGCTGGAACAGGTAAAACTTACGTCACGGCAACGTATGCATCGGACCTCTATACGACTAAACAAATTGATAAAATCGTTATCACGAGGCCGCATGTGGCGGTGGGTAAAGAGCTTGGTTTCCTGAAGGGTGACTTGGCAGAGAAGACTATGCCTTGGGCTTTACCCGTCCTAGACGTACTAGAAAAGCATCTGGGTAAAGGTACAGTTGAAACTGGTATCAAGAACGGCAATATTGAGATGGCACCCCTAGCCCTCATGAGGGGCCGTACCTTTGACAATGCCTTTATCATCGTTGATGAAACTCAGAACATCACCACACACGAACTTAAGATGCTCTTGACTCGTGTAGGTGAAGGGAGTACTATTGTCCTAAATGGTGATGTGCAGCAGTCAGACCTGAAGGAAGCTGATGGACTGTCTAAAGTTATTCACTTGGCTAAGAAACATATGATACCCGTACCCGTTGTGGAGTTTGGTGTTGAGGACATTGTACGTTCTGACATCTGTGCACAGTGGGTTAAGGTGTTTATGAAGGAAGGGTTGTAGTACTATGACATATTGCGCAGACTGTGGTTACTTACTTGATGATAGTAGTCAGTGTCCTGAGTGTAGTATAACCACTTTAGAAGATCCTCGTGATTCTTTTGATGCGGTTACTAAACCCTTTCACTATAACCACACAGACGGTGTCGAGTGTATTGACTACATCAAACAAGTTTTAGGTCTTGATGGTTTCATTTCTTATTGCCACGGTAACTTTATTAAGTACCAGCACCGATACAGGTATAAACGTAATCCTGTAGAGGACATGGAAAAGGCCCAGTGGTACCTCAGTAAGATGCTAGAAGCACTTAAGGAGAAGCACCGTTGACAGAGGTAACTAAGAAAAGAAGAGGGAGACCCCCTAAACAAATAAAAACCCTTGAGCAGGAAGCCCAAGAGTTTCTAAAGAAGGAGATTCCTGCTGGGGACTTACCCAGTCGGGATTACTTTGCAGGTGCTGCCTTGTCAGGGTTACTAGCATCTGGAAAGTATCTACGATCAGATGAAATCGTTTCACAAGCATACTGCTATTCATGTCTTATGCTTGACTACAAAAAGACTATCGACAAATCATCCTGAACTAAACCCCCAGCTTAAACACTGGGGGTTCTTTCTTAGTAGGTCTTAAGTGGGATGTAGTTATTTACCTTGCTCAAAAGAAGTCCACGTCTTTTAACCTCAACGTCAACATTCTCTGAACTAGTAATCATATCCTTTGCAGATTCGTAGCCTAGGTCTAATGCCGCTTCGTTAAAAGGATCTTCACCCAACTCTTTTAACTTTAGGGCGTAGTTGTTACGAACAAAACCACGAGACATTTTTGGAGAAGAAGCTATAAAGTCTTGCAGCAGATCTTCTGTCTCTATTCTTTTAGCTTTTATTGTGTCGGATATCCACGATTCTAGGAGAACAGCTCTATCCTTGGGGTCTTTGATATCATCGTAGGGTGTGTCACCGTACCTTGTAGAGGCTGGAGCTTTTTTACGCCAAGCTTCAAATTCTTTATACATAGTCTTAGCTAGTCTTCTGCGAAGAAGATAATCAACGTTTGCGTTGGGGGCAGTGTTCTTGTTATAAAGCTTCCAGTCTTTTAGGTTAGCCTTATTCATTTCTTCTTCAAGGCCAGTAAGTACAGGCTCAGATACAGCACCCGTAACTTGCTTAACTAAAGGGTTCATTTTAGATATAGCTACAGGATTAGAGAACCTGTAGTAACCAATGTCTGTATCTCCATTGAATGACTGTGTATACTGCAGTAAATCAATATCAGGAAGCATACGAGTTGATTGCATCGTCAGGACATCACCAAACTCACCGACACCCCTTCCACTTGTACCCTCTTCAATGTCTAGGTCTCTGACAAAAGGAGATCCAGCCTTGTCGTAGTCAAACTGACCTACAGCATCACGGGCCAAGGCTAAAGGCATGGTGAAGGTAGATATAAAGTTACCCAAGTCTTTCTCAAACTCTTCTGTAACCTTTCCTGTTAAAGCTGTCTCGGCAAGCCCAGTAGCAATACCAAAGTCAAAAGAAAAGTCGGGTATGCCTCCGAATACATCCGCTAATTCATCTTGGAGTTCTTTACCAGATGTAACTGGGTACCCATTCGCAGTTCGCCAAGTACGATCCCCCAGCCAAGTGTGCCACATAGCAGCACCAAGGTAAGGCTTCATATCTGAAACGGAACCTAGTTCGTTCTTAATAGATCCGTAGTCTACTTCCCCGTCCCTCATGTTTGCTAAGGCATAACCACCAGCAATACCCATGAGGCCAGTCATTTGCCTGGCTACTCTATCAGCTTGATCTTCAGCTCCACCAATTATGTTTTTCCTAAAACCTATTTCACCAACTAGAGGTGTGTACTCTAACACCATATTCAGATGGTTACCCAAGTACCTTGGGAATGGAACACCAGCTGCAGTAGAAATTAAGAACGGAATCTTTCGATTAATGTCTACTATTTTTCTAGTAGTTGATCCCACAAGGGATGTGTCACCTTTAAAGTCCTTTTGAAGAGTAAGCCTGTTGGCTTCGTCAATAGCTTTCTCAATGGAGATACCTTCAGGTAGATCTTCTAACTTTTTATTAGATCTTAACCAAGAACCAAGGTCTGCATTAATGTCTCTGAACTGGCGGTCTAAAGATCCGTAGAACATACCCTCTTTAAGTACAGAATCAGAGGCCATGTTTGCCATGTTGAAGAACCGACCAGCCTTGGCCATACGTGAGTTACCCTCAAGGGCAGTCTCCAAACGCATAGCGTTGTTGTACAGTCTCTTAGATTCCTCAGGCATTTCATCAAGCATAAGACTTCTTACGATCTTAGCATCGGTGTTGTCTAAAGAGTATCCCCTTAGGATTGCGGTAGCATTGGGGAGGAAGTTCTTAACAGCATTAACGTCCCCTTTGAACAGACCCTTGTAGAGTGTCTTGTTAATTTGATCTACCAGGTCAGTAGCTACAAGAATACCTGCGTTTCTCATATTTCGCATAGTGGTTGCTGGCTGGGATGTCATAAGGGAAATACGCAGTGCATCAACATCACGCAGATTCTCTACAAACTTACCTGTCTTGTCAGCAGTATTACGTGCGGCATTACTTGCAATTCTTTTCATCTCTTCATCAGAGATAGAGGAAGCACCACTTGTAAACAGAACTTCTACATCATTACCTTTTCTAGTAACCTTCTTACCACCTTTTATGGCACTCTGGAAACCAAGTACTTGTCCAGCACGTGAGGCTTCAGCCAAGTAAATAAGAGAGAATTCATCTTTACTCAGGCCATACTTTTTACGGATACCGTCTAAGCCCTTCAAGGTTTCATCATAATCACCTTCAGACAGCTTTCTAACTACTGTCTCAGTGATTCTTTCACCTTCTCTTATTTCCAAGTCAGCCATAAGGTCTACAGATGCTGCAGCAATATTACGCATAGTTTCTACAGAAAGCCCTGAGTCAAACACTTGGTCAGTCTTAGCGCCCTTCTTAGTCATTGCATTTAGGAGGGCTTCGCCTTTAGCAACTCTATCGGGGTCAAGCCTACCCTTTAGACCAGCAGTTTTAGAACCTGCACGAGCAGATAGGATCTCATCAAGATCAGAAACAATTTTGAATGCTTCCTTGTCCGTTCCATTCTTCTTAGCAGTCTCAAGTGTTTTATTGGTAACTTCAGCTACTTTTTTAGCTTCTTCACCCAGTACAGCCTTACGTTCAGCTAATACCTTTTCAACTCCTTGTTGTCTACCTCTGCCAATATAACCAGAGGCACCACCAAGAACGGCACCTACGGTACCGCCTATGGCTACATCGGTTAGAAGAGCCTTGGTGTCATACTCGTATCCACCGACAGCATCACCTACTTCTTCTCTGGTCTCACCTTGTATGGCAGCTTGACCGCCACCCATTACTGCACCAGAGGTAGCACCCAATGTTGCTTCCCTCTTAAGTATCTCAGCTATTGTTTTTCGTGTGGCAATCTGAGTAGCTTTTCCTGCAGCCTTTGAGGCAATCTTACCTAAACCAAAACTACCTAAACCTATATACGTGGAAGGCGCTGAAAGAATAGCTTCTGCAAAGTCACCAGTAGCTGAGGCAAACCCTGTACCAGCACTATCTGAAGTGTCCCACGCTTTCATTAAACGACCAAAGGCTTCTTTACCTTCCCTTGGCACATCTTTATTTAAGACGTAGTTTAGGTCTTTTGCAGCAGTAACCTCATTCCAGTCCTGCCCACGCATGTGCTCAATAAAATCTTTAGTGAGGCCATCAAAGCCTCTTTTTCTCATCTGATCAGGGGAGAGGCCATACCGACCACCAGAAAAGAACCTAACCAAGTCTTTTTTAAACTCTTCATCCTCTTGCAGTGAGCTGAAATCACTTCCCTCTGCTTTTTCAAAGTAGTTTGTCATTTAGGTTAATCTCACTTCGTTAGGGCTTCAGATTGTACTGTTCCATTAGGTCTTGTTGTTGTTGTATAGCCTCTAAAGATGTGCTTGGAGGGCTTACAGGTTCTACTGCTGGCTCAGTATTTAGAGGGCTAGGGGTTGTAACGATACTAGCACTAAAAGGGGTATCAGCTATAGTCTCAAGCACACCATCAGCCTGTTCTTTAAACTCAAGAGTTTTATTATAAATATCGTTAAATACTTCACTAGGGTCTCTTGTTGCAAATGCATCTGTTGTCTGTTCAAAGTAGTAGTCTACAGCATTTTGTACAATTCTTCCAGCTGCATCAGGGTCTGTGAAAGTCGTAACAAGTTCACCACTGGCATTTCTACTTATTGATCCACCTATCTGTGGTCCAATCTGATTTTCAATTGCCTTCTGTACTTGTGATCTGTCGGTTGGAGTAGTTGCACGAAAGGCCGCTGTGTTTATTGGATCAACTTCAATGGTAGGACGTACCCTTCTAGATCCTGCTGCGCCTAGCTCAGTGGCTTTAGCTATGATACCATCTGCGTCTGTATCATACAGAATCTCAATATACTTTGATGCAGATGGTTCATCTAGAAAATCTTTATTCAAGGCATATTCCATTGCCTCAGCAACACGTTCCGGTGGCATGTCTGAAATTATTCTTTCAGAGAACTGTCTAACGGTAGTGACGTTAACATCTTTCATCTTATCTAGTCGAGAAAGAACTGACTCTAATTGACCAGAAGCCTCAAGAATTGCAGCAGCTTCAGTATCCATCTCGTATGCCTGAGCCGCAGAAATTCTTGACGCAGAAGCCTGTACCTTAGCTTCCCTTGCTTCTCTTCTTTTAATAAGTTCGGGAAGCGTAAGACTAATCAGCTTATCCTTACGAGCTATCTCCCACTTTTCTCTTTCAAATTCTTCTGCTTTCTTTTCTGAAAGCCACTCACTTGCACCAGCCCAAGACCAAGCCATTATACAGACCTCCTAGCCATAAGACCTGCAGGCTCTTCCTCAGCCACCATGTCTTCAGTTTCTTTTTTAGGTTCACCTTCTGACGAAGATACAGCAACATCAGACTTAGTAGGGATATCTACACCAGAGTCCTTAAGAAGCTCTAAAGCGTTTAGAGTAGACTTCTTTCTTTCATCAGATTCATCTGTTCCCTTTTTAGGCAATCCTTCTTCATAGTCTACACCTACCACATCGGCTACACCTTTTACGTATTCGTGTAGGGCTGGAGCTACGATAAGACCGACATCAATAGAGTGGCGACCACCTGCTACACCTGCTCTTGTAAGACCTTTTACTACACCAGACAGTGTCATAGAGGTATCCTCTAGAACCTGCATAATCTTGTCCATCATATCAGGATCTTCAAGTTTCTTAATGTAGAACCTAAGAGCTTCTTCTGGGTCACTTATCTCAGGAGGTCTTTCCCAAGGGTAGTTTCTAGGTTCGTCTGTTAGAGACTGACCAGGTATCGGTCTATCAAAATCTGAAAGTGCCACTATTTTATCCTTTACTTAGCATAGCCAAAAGTATGGTTACCAATATCTTGCCAATCACCGCCAGCTTTTTTACCCCATACAGGGTCAGCATCATCGGGGTTGTAGTAATGCGTTGCATCCCCTACTGGGCTTTCATAAGAGCCACTCAAGATATCATCAGCAATTTTGTATGCATCGTCAGATGGTTTTACTAAGTCCATGTTAATACCACCCTTGCCTTTAGCATAGTCAGTCACAGAGTTCCATGCCGAAAAATGACCAGGTTTTAAGATAACACTTTCATAAGAGTTTCCGTACCTCTCACTTTTTACACGGTTAGCGATAACAGAGGCAACAGCAAGCTTACCTTCGTAGTCTTCCCCACCAGCCTCAGCCTGAATTGTTTTTGCGAGAAGAGTTCTAGTCTCAAGATCAGAAGAGGCAGCATTTTCTGATCTAGCAGCAGGACGTAAAGGTTTATCTTCGTCAACACTATCTAGATATTTCCTCAAATCTTCTACATCCGCACCCTCAAACAAACTTGATATAGATCCGACACTCAAGGCACCAAAGTCTGATCCTGTTTCAGGGTCTTCAACCCTGTACTTGTCTGCATCGACAGACATCTTTTTACGCCTAGCCCCACCAAGGCCTGCAACAGACTTTCCAGTAGATGCCTCTTGTACAATCCTATCAGCTAAATTCTTAGCATCAAGGTATCCAGATTCATAATTCATTTTTGTACTCTTCTCTAATTATATAAAACCACCAACTAGGTCACTTGCTAAACTCTTAAGAGGATCTTCAAAAACGTCTAAGAGAAACTTTGTCTTTCCTGAGCTTTCAGCCGCAGATAATTTTTTATCCAAAGCCGATACTTCCATTTCAGCCATAAGAATGCTAAGTGCTCTATCCTGTGCACTTTCGGAAGAGGAAAAGGCAAAGCTCATAATGTCACGTTCACGTTGCCAGATCTGTTCTAAGTTACCAGCTGTAAGTCCGTTCATCGTTGCAGCAAAGTCCTTGTTGCTCTCATTAAGTGCTGCAGTATTTAAGGTGTCTAGGTTTTGTCTCCACTGTGCATTTGATTGAGCAATAACCAAACCGTTCTGTGCATTAAACATATCACGTTGTTGCTGAATGTTTGAGTTAAACTCTCTCAATGCGTTCACTGAGTTTACATTAAACTGATCCATCGCATTCTGCTGTGAGGCATTGAACTGTGCAGTCTGATTGGCTAGGTTTGAAAAGAACTGATTGGTTTGGTTTTCACTTGATGCGTTAAACTGACGTGAAGCATTTTCAGAAGCTTGATCAGTAAACAACGCCTGCACGTTTTGCTGTGTTTTAAACATAGCAGTTTGTTGTTCGTTAGACAAGTTAGCCATATCCATTTGCATAAAGTTTTGAGCATTCTGGACAGCAGCCTGTTGTCTATTGTTTAGGTTTGCCATGTCTAAGTTGGACAAAGCGGCAGCTTCTGCCATCACCATAGCTTGGCTATTAGACAGATTATTTAGGTTCATCGTATTAGCTGCACGAGAATTCTCTAGAGCAACATTCTGCTCTGCAGTGAAGTTCATATTAGCTATATCACCAATACGTGCTGAGTTGGCTACTCGTGCTTGGAAGGCTTGATCAAACTCCATACCAAGGAACTGAGCACGTTGTTGTGCAGCAAGCATAGCACGTTGTTGTCTGTTTGACAAGTTTTGTGCCTCAAACTGTGCCTGTGTTTGGGCATCCATTTGAGCAATAGGAAGTGCAGACTCCATAGTGGCCTGGATAACGGCCTGCCCAGCCATACTAGACGCACCTAAGCCACGGGCAGAAAGTGTAGCCATTGCCGCTCTCATAGAACCTGCAGCCCAAGCAGGTGTTTCACCACCTTCAAACTGTTGCATAAGGTTTTCTAACTGACCTGCAACTGTGGCTTGTTTTGTAGGTGTTGCTTCTGCCGCTTGAATCTGTTCGTTAAACTGAGAAGCTTTCTCTGCGTCTGCTACACCAGATATAATTTCACCTGCTTGGATCTCACGGGCAGCTGGTGCATTGACCATTGTTGCTTGACCTTGAGCAGCTTGCATCCCTGTTACAGCAGAAGTAGCCTGCTGTTGTCCAGATACTTGCGCTTGATCCGATACTGTACCCTGTGCAGGCTGCATGGCAGAAGTTTCAGCAGATACCCCAGGAAACACATTAAAGGAATCAAAGGTAGAGGCTGCAGTGTTAGTGGGTAGTTCTGCCTGTTGTACAGTCCCCACTGTAGCTGCCTCAGCATAAGGTGCTACAGGAACTGCTTGGCCAGCATCAACAGGAATGTATTGGTTTGCTGTAGGCTGGATGTAATTCACAGGTGCTTGCGTTGGCTGCATAGTCTGTGAAATTAAGTTCTGCTGCATAGCCCTGAATTGTTCTGGCGTTGTACCTGTTGTGGATTGTACTTGGCTGTCTGTGTTTGTATTCTTGGCTACTGCTGGTGCTTTCTTCCAACTACTTCCATCCCAAGTGTAGACTGTTCCTGTCATAGGGTCTGTAGCAGTTTCACCTACAGTAGAACCTGGACCAAAAGTAGTGTAGGCAGGGATACCTCCGTAAGAAGGAATACCAGCACCACCAGCAGCTTTCATTAGAGCCTCTTCTTGAGGATTAACGTAAGCTAGTCTATGAGGCTGACCCCCAATCGTAGCACGATTAGGTACCGTACCACCCTGAGCCATAGCTAGGCCACCTTGGTTCATCATAACCCCTATTTGCCTGAACTTACCTGAAATTAAGGGGCTTGATTTAGCATAAGCATTAAGTGATTCATTGGTCTTAGGACCAGAGTATCCATAACGTCTAGCAATTATAAACTTGGACTCAAGCATCTTGTCCACTGAGCCACCCTCTACATAACCTCGCATGTATCCACCTTCTGCCATATTCTCTGAACCCTCTGAAGGTTTCCTTACACCCTTTGGTGTGAAACCAGGTGGGACATAAGTAACAGGACTCCCGCCAAGAACCGTTACTATAATTTCCTGACCAGTCTGTCTATTTTCATAAATCATCTGTTGGGTTCCACCTGTACTACTTCCAGTCGATGTAAGAAGTGTTGGATCAACTAGGTTAGGAGTACCTGCGTAGTGTGTCTTGTATGTAACTTCCTCTGGTACAGCAGACAGCCCTGCTGTTTGCAGAGGCTTACTAAATGTACCAGATCTTTCGTCATCAGATGCCAGAGCTTTAAAAGAAGTAGTAGAGTCGCCACCATAAGAGGGTGCTGTCACTTTTTGTGTAACTGTCTCTGGCACAGAGGTAACACCATCTGAACTTACAGGGGTAGGTGGGTTGTAGGTTACTGGACTACTTACTACTGGACTGTTTACTACTGGCGGCTCTGGTTCTGTAATTACTGGCGGCTCTGGTTCTGTAATTAATGGAGGAGGTGGTGGCACTACCTCTTCATTGACTACAACAGCATTACTAGTGTCATTGTTGTTACCATCATCAATATCGGGCTTTTCAATAGTTGAATAACCCCATTCTCCATCTGAGTATGTAGTAGCTGTAATATAATCTTTGTTTGAAGATTCGTTAGCAGCAGCTGTAGTTTTTTTAACTTCGTTTTTATCTGATGAAAAAGTACTAGATCCGGAGGCTGGCTCAGGAGTAGAACTACTACCACTAAAGAAGTCTTTTACGTCAGACCAAGAGATATAAGAGGGGACACCACCAGGACCAGGAATACCAGACCCTCCCATCTTTTTCATCATCTCCTCTTCTTTGGGATTAACATAGGCCAGTCTGTGAGGTTGACCTGCTAGTGTTGTCTCCCTAGGGACAGTGCTACTCATAAGCCCCCCTTTAGCAGCTCCAACATTACCTTGCGCTAAAGGAGTACCTAATGTGAGAGTAGGGTCCACAAGACCAGAACCAGAAGATCCAGTGGTTAGTAGAAGGTTAGGGTCAACTAAGCCTGGTGTGCCTGCATAGTGTGTCTTAACCTGTACGTTTTGAGGTACAGCAGAAAGACCAGCTGTCTGAAGTGGTTTAGAAAAAGTACCTGCTCTTTCGTCACCTTCCGTTACAGAAGTTATTCCTCCACTATAAGTGGGGGGTGTTACCTGAAGGTTTACTGTTTCGGGTACAGGTTTTACCTGCATACTCGTTTGATCTTGGACTGGAGTAGAAGAGGGGGTAGGTTGTGTTTGTGCTGGTGTAAAAGAGGTCTGCGCAGTCTTTTCTGGACGAATAGATCCTGAAGAAGATCCTAAAAACCTGTCTAATCCAAAGTTGTAAGCAGCCTTCATAGCAGCTTCTTTGGTGTAGTAACCACCTCTAAGGGCCGTGCCATCTGCTGCTGTAATGGCATACATGGGTTTACCACCCATAGACCACTCAACAACACCACCCAGACCTGTCTCAGTGGGTTTTAGTACCAAATTACCTGAGGTATCAGTATCACGGGTGGCTAAACTCTCACCAGAGTACATTTCACCAGAAGCTTTTCTTGCAGCTTCTAGGGGATCAGTGCTCGACATGATTTCTGACCAGTCTCTTTGGTCAGTGTTAGCTCCTACAGTACCATAAAGAATTTCACTGGCAATGTTGAAGTCAACACCTGTTGCATCCATGAATTCTCTCAGGTTAGGTCTATTTGCTAAATCTACAGCTTGAGCCATACTAATTCTACCTCAGTCTAAGTAAGCAACCCTTTAGTATAAAGAAGAAAGGGTGCTACGTGTCTTTGTCATAATTGCTTGTGTAAATTTCTGGTAGTTGCCTTTTAGAACTTCAGGCATCTGAATGTAGCTTATTGTAGCACCGTGTTCGTCTGCTATTTCTTTTGCTACATCGTAGAAACTTTTGGCTACACCTGTTCCAATATTCCAGACACCTGATTCCTTAACCTCAAGGAATTTCTTATGATGTTCTACAACTTGGTCTACGTGAATAAAGTCCCGTTTATAACCCTCTGATCCTTCAAATAGGTTAATGACACCGGACTCCTTAGCCTGTTTAGTAAACTGAGTATGAGGGCTTGCCTGACCGCCTTTGTGATCTTCGTGTGGCCCATACACGTTAAAGTACCGAAACGCCTGAGTGATAATAGGAGCCTTCCTCAACTCAATATATTTCTCAAACATTGCTTTACTACGAGCGTAGTGGTTCTGAGGGTTAAGGGGAGCACTTTCCTCAAAGGATGACTTCAACCCGTACACTGACGCACTACTAGCAAACTGAAAGTTTACTTTGTTGTTTATACACTCCTCATACAACTTAATAGAGAAGTCTAAATTTTGTTTGTAGATCTTAGAAATATTCTGTTCTACAGTCGAACTGATAGCACCTAAGTGAACAACCCAGTCTACCTCGTTTACCTTAGAGATCGTTTGACCCCATTCGTGGGGTATGACTTCGTGTTCTTCCCTGAGTCCACTGACCATGTTCTGACCAATGAACCCACTAGCACCCGTAACTAGAATCTTCATTTTTGGCTGTCGCCCTTAGCTACACGGTAGTTATCCTCAACAGAGTCTGGGGTAGATACCTCCACTATAGTACCCTCTACTAGACAGGTAATACGGTGGGGAACAAGAGGAGGGTTATGCCAAGTGTCACCCTCTTTAAGCTCTTCTACGTGCTCACTAGCATTCTCAGTATCAATCCAAGTTACTAAAAACTTACCAGTTAGGACAAACCAGGTTTCATCCTTTTCTCTGTGAAAGTGCATTGAGAACTTAGCACCCTGCTTAAAGTTCATGAACTTACCACAGTACTTATCATTAGTAACCCAGATAAGCTCTGATCCCCAACCCTTTTCTACTACACCTTCAAGCCGCATTGTTTATTTCCTCTAGTGTGGGTGCATATACACCTATGTGCTGTACTGTGATTGAAGCAGCAACCATTGCAAACTTTATTGCTTCATCCATATTATATTCTTCACAGTACTTATAGGCAAGAGCAGCTAGGAATGTATCACCAGCCCCACAAACATCGAAGGCTTCCACTTTAGGTGGAGTGTAGGTCTTGTTATTATACTCGACTTTCTTTGAGCCGTAAGTAACTATGAGGTCTTCTGTCAGCCTGTCAGAGGCTTCGTACTCATACTGGTTAATCTTAACAAAACATCCATCAAAGATAGATAGATCTTTCTTCTTAGTATCAACAAAGATAGGACCACTGTACTTGCTTATAATCTCAGTGATGTCATCTTCGTTAAAGAAACCCTTGTTATAGTCAGATACAATGACTACATCGTACTCGCTAAAGTCTTTATCTGCGGCATCGACAATTTGTTTAGAGATCTTTTCGTCTACTCTAAGGAGTTGCTGACCAGTCTTACTGTCAAGGTACCTGTGTTTTCTCTCACTAAACTCTGTTATTATGTGAGCTTCAGCACCAAGAGCAAGTACGTTATTGAAGACGTTGAATGCCATGCCCTTTTTTGTGACAACCCTATCCATATCTAATACAGGAACAGGGGCTTCTGGGCTTATTCTATTGATACTACCGTAGTGATAATCATCGTAGCAGCTGTCGCCTATCAATAAAATCTTGAATGGTTTTTGTCGTTGATTGACCATTGGTTCTCTCATAGAAGATTACTTTCTTACAGTACTCCTCCCCAATGATTGGCTTCCCCTTCCAATCTGACCCCTTAACCATAATGTCAGGTTCAAATCTTCTTATAATCTCTATTAGCTCTTGGTCAGTGTTGAACACGGCAACATTACTAACAGGCTTAAGAGATAGCATAAGACGTTTACGAATTGACAATGGGTTAAATGGTCTTCCTTCCCCCTTGTTATACTCAATACGTGTGTCTGTGTCAATAGCAACTAGAAGATGATTACCCAAAGAAGAAGCATATTCAAGCATGTCAAGGTGACCTGAGTGTAGTACATCAAACGATCCGTTGACAAACACTTTCTTCATTTGTACTATCCCGTCTAAAAGGAGATCCTATGTCCAGATTCAAACATATTATTGATCAAGAACCAAGTCAACAGGCTCAACAAGAACTTCCACCGGATTGGCCTAAGGTATTTCCTAAGTCTATAGTCGGCTTAGACCGTGACGGTGTTATCAACATTGACAGGGGTTCTTACATTACTGACCCTGACGATTGGGAGCCTATTGAAGGATCATTAGAGGCTATACGTAAACTAAGGCTAAAGGGTTATAAAGTAGTGATCCTGACTAACCAAGGTGGTATTATAAAAAAGGAGCAGACACATCAGCAAGTAGAGGCCATTCATCAACGTATGTTTGAAGTGTTTGGCAATGCTGGTATCTACTCCATTGATGGTTTGTTCTATTCTGAGTCTTCACTTAAGAATGACATCTTTGCTAAACCTAATCTTGGTATGTTTCACAGAGCAGAGAAAGAAATTTTTGGTGATAAGACTAGGTTCAAACAGGGTGGCTTCTATGTGGGTGATAAGATGTCTGACCTTAAGGCTGCTGATAGGATTGGTGCCACCCCGATTCTAGTACGCACTGGTCACGGAGTGGCTACGGAAGGAGAGTTGAAGAAGTTCTCTAAAGAGAAGTTAAGAAAGAAGACGAAAGTTTTCGACAACCTCCTCCAATTTGTTGAGAGATTGCCTTAAGCAGCAGCCTCTCCTAAATCCTCCACTAGAGAGTCATTGTAGGGGTAGTGTACCAGCTTGCCTACCTCTGGTAAGTACAGGTACTCAAGGTCTGAGTTCTTAATTGTACGTAGAGCATCTTCAAAGGTTTCTACAAGAGGTTCACCTGCTAGGTTAAAGCTTGTATTAAATACGATAGGTACACCCGTCCTATCTTTGAAGGCTTTAATCAATCCGTAGTACACAGGGTTCTGTTCTTCTGTCACAGTTTGAATACGGCAAGTACCGTCTACGTGTGTGATAGCAGGAACCTCACCATGCTTAGACAGCTTGAAGTCCATTGCATACATCATGAATGGTGACTCTTCCATTCCGTATGTCTCGAACCATTCCTCAAAGTCCTCTTGCAGCATAGATCCAGCAAATGGACGGAACCACTCTCTACCTTTTACTTCGTTAACATGATCCTTACCTTTAGGGTCTGTAGGATCGTACAAGATAGAACGGTTACCTAGAGCACGAGGACCAGCCTCTGATCTACCTTGGAATAGTGTAACAATCTTACGATCAACTAGTAGAGCAGCAATGTCTTCTGGTGTTACGTCTGTTGTTTCAATATCACCGAAGTCATAGGACTCTTCACGCTCAGGGCCAAGGTACAGAGTATTTAACGGACGAATAGTTTTGTCCTCACTGTTATTATAGTGGACTACTTGAGCTAGTCCAAGTGCAGTACCACCATCATGTGATATGGGATCTACATAAATATTAAGGTCAGGGAAACGTTTCTTGTAGTAGTAGTTGGCTACACAGTTAAGACCGTACCCACCAGCAATAACAATGTTCTTTTTACCAGTCATTGCCACAGCTTTTTCAATCAAGTCACCAACAAGACGTTGGGTCTCATCTTGAACCGCCCA